CCGTCTCCGAACCCATCCGGGATTCTCGGCTCACGCCAGGTAGCAGGTGCTAAGTTGCGAAGAGTTTTTAATGGCTCGACGCATGGAACGCCCGTTCGGTCACTCCAACGCTTTAAGTTGTTGTGAACAAGGAATAGGCGGTCTAACTTTTCAACTGGTTTCCTGACGTAGAATGGAGTAATGTCATCGCCTTGGAAGTAGTGTTTACCACAACTTTCTCGGTACGGACCAGAAGTGAAGGTTTTCCCTTCGTTGGGTTTAAAACCGGCTTGTGAAAGCCGACCCAAAAGCTCCTGGGCAAACTCCGTAGGTACGACGAGATCATCGCCGTACACCCTGACTTTACTTTCCCTCTCGTTGACGTAACGACAACACACCGTCTGAGCAATAGCCCAGAAAATGAGCGATTCAAGCTCAAATGTGTAGCCGTTACCCATCGACGAGAACTTCTGGTAACGAATTACTTCACCAGAAGGAAGAGTGCCGACTGGAGAGCGGGCTTGCTCACATGCCCACCACCAATCATTAGGAAGGAGGTAACTTACTAGTTCAAACGCAAGAGTATCACTGGCCATAGAAAGATCTATGGTCGCTAAACTCCCATTGTAACTGCCGATTAGGGCAGCACGCTGGTTTAGAGTCTGATCGTTCAGATTAACACCAACCCGGAGCAAGCGGTTACGAAGTACGCGTCCGATCCCCTTCTGAATATAGATATTCATACAGGGCTCTTTCGCAATACAACGATCCGTCTTATAACTCTTGGGAACGGTAATAATGCTGTTCCCTGGCACTAGATTAACTAGATCGCCAGAGTCCCCTGCGCAAACACGCACACTCTGTTCCCAGAGTGGCACGGTGCGAATGACGCACCGTGCGAGGTCAGCATTTCCTGAGGTGCTCTCCGGAATACCGGAGTATTTATAGGCAGCATGGGCTTCGGCTCGTGTCAACCTAGTTGTAGCACCAGGTCCGAACGCGAAGCCTTTAGAACACTCGTCCCAATCAAATGAACCAAGAGCATCCCGGATACGAGCGCGCACTTTGACCCAAAACGGGTCGCTGAACGTGCCGAAACTCCGGAATGATTGATTCGTTGACCGACAAAGTGTTTCGGCGGCGTGAAATCTCTTCCACGTCTCTCTATCCTTTTCGTCCGACGGCTTCCCGTCGTCGTACTTAGAATAGAGTTCTCTTAACAACAAGGAACCTCGGGCACCCTCCAGACTGTTTAGGTCGAGAGGAGTCTCGCGGCCAAAATCCCCGACGGGAGAAATTCCCGTAAAGGAGGCAACGACCCCAAGGAAATGCTGATCGGAGAAACCGATACGGCCAGCACCAGAGCGACGTTTACGACGCATGAGACACCTTTTAAGGTGGTACACAAAGCAAGCATCAGGGGGCTAAGCGCTATAAGCGACAAACCCCGAGATGTAAGCAAGTCCTTTCAAGAACCAGGCCCAAACTAGCACGCAAGCTAGTAGGAGTCCGGTCCAAGCGAGGATTCTCCACGAGCCGTCAGTAAAACGGCTCAAGGTTGTGCACAGAAGTCTTCACCGTTGCGAGGCCAAGAGTATTGGCAACGTACGCGAGAAGATCCTTCCTCTCCTGGAGCAAGCTGTCCGGAGCAACGTTCAGGATAACCTGAGCGCTGTTGTACCGAACAACAGTGTCGACACCGTTGACAGATGCAACGACGGGGATGTAAAACCCGAAGTTAATCTTGTTAACGGTGCGTCCACCGGCGGGCGGCAACACCTCTTGCGAGATGGTGCGAAAGCCAGCTGGGATGGACGGGGACCTGTCAGCCCACTTAGCCTCTGAACCGTCAGTAGTGACGGGATCAAAGTTGTGGGAGACGGGAGTGGTCTGACCGTCATTAACGGCCAATGTTGCAAGTGCGGGCATTTAGTGCTCCGTAAAGTAACGTTGATTAGTGGCGACCAAACGCTTGGCTAAGCAATGCCAAGCCGTTGGCCATATGTCCCAAGGATCCCGGGTCTTTTAAACTCGGGAAAGACGGGAGAGGTATAGAACCGCTTACGGTTCTTAGGACCTGCAACTGTCTTTTCGTCACGCTCCAATTCGCCTCCGATTTCCAAGGCCCGTCAGTGTCATTAAAGGCACTGCCGGTTATCTCAGAACGGTTATAGGTCGTAGAACTGAAGCCGCGGAGGGTTAAACCCAAACCCGCGTCCAAAGAACTTAACCACGAACCGATGGGCAAAGCCCAATCGACGACAAAGGAGAACGGAACTAATTCCCAAGCCACATTTAATGGATTGAGAATTCCAAGGGAAGCGAGGGAGTGGGTTACACCCCCACCAAGATATGCGTCGATGCGTACGAACGCACCGAGTTCATACTTGGAGGCCACCTGATAGGCACACTCAGCGTCGTGCATTGATACACGAACCTGTTTGTGAGTCTTCAGAGAAGCCGACCCTTTCGCGACGACTGACCAGTCGTCCTTGCCACGCTTGCTTAAGGCGTCACAAGCTCCGTGAATATCGGAGAGGAAAGGCTTCCATCCGTATTGGAGTTCTAACCAGTTTTTAGTCCAGTTAGATCCACGAGGGGCTTGCCTTCTAGAGCTAAGACCCAGTAAATTCATTGCGTTGCGGACTTGTCCGCGGCGCAACGCCTTTACAGTTTTCGCTATACGAACGGCAGTATCGCCCAACATACGAGCAGTTTGATTCCGCTCGCCGAAGGCTGTCCCAAGGTCAACGTCCTGATCTTTTAGATTAGAACGAGCCTTGATTAATGCCGTGTTCTGCAGACTTGCTAAGTCAGCAGCCACGTCAACAGCAGCGAGGTTACAGACTAGGTCAACAGTCGTACCGGTGCCGGATGTTCCGACAACGGTACCAGACTTGGTATATCCGAGCTGGGGATTACCCGGCGCGAATATACGGATCAAGCCTGTGCCACCTCGGCGATAAGTGGAAAATAAAGAGTAGGCGGTTGGAGGAATCCAGCCGACAGGCTTATGCCTAGCCGTCCCAGAAGAACTCTCCGTTATCTGTTCACGTCCCACCACAGAGTTTGTGGTGGATCCGTTGGAGTTGACCGTATAGGTCATGACTCCAGGGAGTGACATAGATATTGGAGGTCTGGACACGGATTTACTCCTTATTGGTCATCCACTTAATTACTTCGATTGGTCTTAACCAATCTCGGAGCCCGTGAAAGGCGCCGATTGCACTGGAGAGTGCAAGGTGAAGGACCCCAATACCGCCTTTAGGCGGACATGGGGGAGGGC